CGAACGCTCGCCTCCGGGAAACCTGGGCGGCGCCGCGAGCGCCTCGAGCGGGCCCGCGGCGCGCGCCGTCTAGCTCTCCTGATCGCCGGGGTTCTTGAACAGGCCGCGCCAGTCGATCGCCTTCGCGGCGAAATCCTCGCGACACTTGACCTCGATCCCGTCGACGTCGAATCCGACGCGCGTCTCGACCGTCGGGCCGTCCTCGCCCTCGAGGAACCCGTACTCGAGAATGTCGATCTGATTCGGCGACGCGGCGAGGTACCAGGCGAGCGGTTCGGCGTCGAGTCGCGGTTCCGCGATCACCGTCAGTTTCCCGGTGAACGGGTTGACCGTGAGAACCGAATTCGGAACGATCGGCGTCACGATCGCCTCCGCTTTCGTCTCGAGGAACGTCGGCACGATCAGGAACGTGGGCCCGATGTTGATCAGTTGCCCGTCGAGGCTCGTCTGTCGCCGCATCGATCCGCGCGCGGCGCCCAGGCTGTCCACGCTGATCACGTCACCGCCGGCGCCGGCGAGGTTGCCGTGTTCGGCGGAGAACAGCGGGAACCCGTCTCCCATGTCGGGGTTCGTCGTGATCTGCTGCCAGGCGAGATCGCTCTCGAGGTTCCGCGCGGCGCGCCCAAACAGCGTCGGCACGCGGCCGAACGCGTCGGCGTCGTCGTTCACGAGCGCCTTTCGCGTGATCGCGAATACGCGGCCGTAGGTCGCAAGCTGGTACGTCTCGCGGCCCTCGCCGATCGTGCCTCGCTTGAATTCGCCGTGCTCCTGAACCTCGAGGAGCGCCGGCGCGTCGCCGATCTGGACGCGATACACGGGCTTGAAGTCCGGCAGCGTCACGCGGCGGCCGATCGCCTGGAACGTCTGCGGCGCCTCCTGATAGGCGGCGCGAAGCGTTTTGTTCGCGACGTCGGCCAGGAGGAACGGGAAATCGCTCGTCGTGTGCATCCCGCCACGCTGCGAGAGGCCGAGCGCGACGGCCGCGAGCTCCATTTTTCCGAGCTCCGTCGTCCGAACGCCTTTCGCGTTCAGGAACACGCGGGCCGTATCGAGGAGCGAGAGGCCGCGGTACTGACGCGCGCGATCGTCCAGCGTCTTGAAGTACTGCGGCGCGATGCGATGCAGGAGGGCGGCCTCGATGCCGGCGCGAACGTGAACGAACGGATCCTCGCCGACGCGAACGGCGGCGCCGGCGCCAGGCTGCGGGCCTTCACGCTGGCCGCCGCGGGCCTCGAGCTCCGCGAACACGCGGGCCTGAGCGTCGACGAGGGAAACCCCGTCGCCGATGAGGCGCGCCTGAAACTCCGGCGTCATCCGGCCGACGGAGCACGCGCGCATGATCCCCGTCACGCGTTCCCGCTCGACGGCGACGGCGCGATCGGCGGCCGTGGGTTCCGTGTTGGCCGGCGCGCCGCCGGCGGGCGCCGGGTTGGCCGGCAGAATTCGCAGGCCGGCCGCGATCGGATCTTCGGCGAGCGTTTCGGAGCGGTTCTCGTTCTGCACGGCGTTTTCCTTTCGAGTGAGGACACACTGATTCGTCGCAACGTCGCGACCGTCACGAACACGAGCGCCGGTATCCGCCGGCATGGGTACCATGGAAACCTCGAACGGTTCCCAATCCGTCGCCGTCCGAACCGGCATCGCCGCCGGGTTGCTCGCGTCCTCCTCGAATTTGTGGACGCGATAGCCGACACTGACGTTCTGGAGGATCCGATCCTTGACGTCCTGCCAGATCGGATCGACGGCGGCGCGCCGCGAGAACCGGACGCGAACGATCGCCTGGCCGTTCTCGATCCGGAACGTGTTCGCGACGACGGTTCCGATCTGATCCGTGATCGACCATGCGGAATGAGCGTCGAGGAGCGGCGCCGTGTTGAGGCGCTCCGTCCGGATCGCTTTCGGCGATATCTCGAGAACCTCGAGGTACCGCGTATCTTTCATCCAGTCGTAACGCGTGACGGGCGCGCCCGTTGAGAACACGAGCTCGACCGAACGATCCGATTCGTTGATCGTCTCGAGGGCGGCGCGCGCCAGGATGGAGAGCGGCGGAACGTCGATCGTCGTCGTTGCGGTTCTCGACATGACGGCGATCAGAGTCGCGCGGCCGCCGGCGAGCTCGCAAGAGGCGAGCGCCGCGAAAGAATACGAAAAGCTAGATCGGCGTGAGGCTATCGGGCCGGCCTACCGTAGCGCCTGGCGTCACTTACACGAATTCTGAGATCGCCGCCTGGGAGGCGGAACGCGCGGAGGGCGCCCTTTCGGACGTCGCGGTACACGGTTTGTACGTCGACGTCCCATATTTGCGCGAGGCGTTTCGGCGAGATCGCGGCCTCGAGCGGAGCTCCGCCGCGGCGGCGAGGCTCCTCTCGATCGTCCGGCCAGTACACGGTTCCGTCGGCCACGGCCTTACGTGTCCTCCTCCTCGACGGCGGGCGCAATCGGCGACGCCGGCGCCGCGGGCCGCGCGGGATCGATCGGCGCCGTTTGCGTTTGCGCCTGGCCGGCCTGTGTCATTTTCCGCGGATCGGAGTCGAGGATGATCGAACGCTTGTCGATCGCGCGGTTCCACTCCTCGAGCTCGTCGAGAACCTCGTCGGGATCGAGGCCGCGCGAGCGGATCTCCTCCGGCATCGTCGTAATTCCGGATCGCGCGTTGCGGAGGATCGCGAGGCCCTCGTTTTGCGGATCGACGAACGGGAGCGGCGGAGGACTCCACCGTACCGCTGGCGCCGACGTCGAGCGGATCAGGCCGGCGATCGCCGCGGCCTCCATGGCCCAACGCCACGCGGGATCACAGAACCCAGGGATCAGGATCCGCCATCGCGTGTCGTCGACGTCGGGTTGATGCGCGAGGCGCGACATACGAGCGGCGGAGAAACTCAGATCCGTGTGATCGCCCGTCATGTTCTCGTACAGCACGCGGATCCCTGTCGCGATCGCGCGGAGGTTCCGGTTCGTGTACGGTTCGTAGTCCGTCGCGCGCGGCGGATCGACGACGGTAACGTTTCGGCCTGGCGGGAGGTTGCTAACCATGCCAGGCTGGAGCGAATCGATCGACGGCGTTTTTTCGTCGCTCGCCTCGCCGAGCGGCGCGCCGGTGCCATCCTGATCGCTGATCATGACGGCCAGGCACGCGGCGATCTTCTGCTTTACGAGCGTCGCGTCCTCGAAATCGTCCAGATCCTTGAACCGGAGGAGCGAGGGCGCGAACCACGAGACGGCGCGAACCTGGCCAGGCCGATCGCATCGAAACAGATGGAGGACTCCCTCCGCCGGGATCCTCGAGCTCGCGGCGTACGCGCCCTGAACGCTCCCAGGGTGCTCTCGAAACAGCCAGTACGCGACGCGTTCCCCGATCGGCGAAAACTCGACGCCTTGAACGATCTTCCCGCCATTCGGGAGCGTGATCAGATCCTTGGACGTGTCGAGGTAATCGGGCTCGAGGATCTGAAGCTGCAACGGGATCGGGAGGCCGTCCTCCGGCCGGCGGAACCGGCGCCGTACGAGAACCTCGCCGGACTCCGCGATCGTGCGGAGTACCAGTTTCTCGAGGCCGTAGAAATCGTGTCGGCCGTCGGCATCACAGAGCGGCGACTCCGCCCAGGCTTTCCAGACTTCCGCGGCGCGTTTGTCTTTCGTCTTTGCGACGATCCCCCATCCGATCGCCTCGTTCACGATCGACGCGATCGCGCCGGCGGCGTTCGGATTGTTTCGCACGAGATCACGAACGGCCTGGCGGAGCGGCGCGAGGCCAGGGCCGATCGCCGCGTTCGCATCCGACGCCGGCCGGCGCCAGCCCTGGGTTCGGTGCGAATGCGCGGCGCCCTCGTAATGACGCGTGAGGATCTGGCCGGCGTAGCGCGCGCGTTGCCGGCGGAGCGTCCAACGCGGCGCGATCACGGACGTGATCCGATCGATCCGGTTTCCGAGATCCATCTATGCGACCTTTCCCGCTCCCGCGGCGATCGAGGCGAATAGCCGCGCGTGCGCGGCGCCCCACTGTTCCCAGGACGGCGGCGCCGTCAGTTGCTCGAGCACGCCGCGGAGTGAGTCGTACTCGCCGACGGCGTACCGGAGAACCGGAAACTCCCAACACCATCCGACATTCGGCGCGATCACGGGAACGCCGCGCGCGATCGCCTCGAGTACCGGCATGGGCCCGCCCTCGAGCGTCGACGTCACCACGAGGTAATCGATCGCCCGAAAGAATTCGTCGCGTTGCGCGAGCGCGTACGGCGTCGGACACGGCCACTGCGAACGCGCGAGCGAACGCCCGCGGCCGCGGCCGCCCTGGACTCCACACGCGACGAACCGGAACCCGTCACGAACGGCGCGCGCGACGAGCGCCTCGCCTTTCCGGCCGGAGTTGTAGACGCGACCGATCACGCCGAACACGATCGGCCGCGGCGGCGCGTCCGTCCC